AGATGGAACATTAGAAACTGATGCATTATCTATAAATGGCACAGCAGTAACAAGTACTGCAGCAGAATTAAATTTAGTTGATGGTATTACAGCTGGTACAGTTTCTGCTTCACTAGCAGTTATAGTTGATTCAAATAAAGATATATCAGGATTTAGAAATGTAACTTTAACTGGTGAACTAGATGCTGCAACATTAGATATTAGTGGTGATGCAGATATTGATGGAACATTAGAAGCAGATGCTATTACAGTTAATGGTGCTACTTTAACAGAATTTATAACAGATGCTGTTGGTGGTATGGTATCTTCTAATACTGAAACAGGTATTACAGTTACGTTTGAAGATGGAGATAATACATTAGATTTTGCTTTAGGATCTTCTCAAACTACAATATCATCATTAACAAACACAAGTTTAGTTATTGGTAGAGATGCAGATAATGATATAGATTTTGCAACAGATAATAATATTATATTTAGAGCTGCAGGTGCAGATCAAATTAAATTAGTAGATGGTGCTTTAGCTCCAGTAACAGATAATGATATTGATTTAGGTACATCTAGCTTAGAATTTAAAGATGGATTTTTTGACGGAACAGTAACGGCTGATGCTTTTGCAGGGCCTTTAACAGGTGATGTAACAGGAAATGTATCAGGCACAGCAGCTACAGTTACAGGTGCTGCACAATCAAATATTACTTCATTAGGAACATTGACAACTTTAACTGTTGATAATGTAATTATTAATGGCACTACAATAGGTCATACTGATGATACAGATTTAATTACATTAGCGGATGGTATTGCAACAGTTGCAGGAGAAATTTCTGTAACAACATTAGATATTGGTGGAACTAATGTAACGGCAACAGCAGCAGAAATTAATTTAATAGATGGTGGCACTGCACGAGGAACTACAGCAGTTGCAGACGCAGACGGTATTCTTCACAATGATAATGGCACAATGAGAATGACTAGTGCTGCAACATTTAAAACATACTTTCAATCAGGAATATCTTCGGCAGCAGATGATATTACAGCTGGTGATGCAGCAGTTACTATTACAACTTCATCAGGAGATATTACAATTGATGCAGCAGCAAATGACTCCGATATTATATTTAAAGGAACTGATGGTGGGGTTGATACTACATTTTTAACTATTGATGGTAGTGATGCTGGTACAGCTGTATTTAATCATGATATTAAACTACCTGATGCTGGTAAAGCTATTTTTGGTGCTGGTTCAGATTTACAAATTTATCATGATGGTTCAAATAGTTTCATTTCAGATGAGGGTACTGGATTATTAGCATTTACTACTAACGGAACTGCAATACAATTAAATTCTGCTGGTGAACAAATGGCAGCATTTAATCAAAATGGTTCAGTAGATTTATTTTATGACAACAGTAAAAAATTTGAAACAACATCTAGTGGTGTAACTATAACAGGTGCACTTACTACAGATGCAGGTGGTATTAGTTTAGCTGCATTAGATATAGATGGTGGTACAGATATAGGAGAAGCTATTGTAGACGCAGATTTATTTATAGTAGATAATGGGGCAGGAGGCACTAATAGAAAAGTTGCTGCTTCAAGATTAATAACATATGTTGATGCAAACTCTAGTGCTGCATCAGTAGGAAAAGCAATTGCAATGGCAATTGTATTTGGATAAAATTAAAAAGGAGATAATATGGCTACACCAAACATCGTAAACGTAGCAACTATTAATGCTAAAAACGCAACTGCTTTACTAGATGGTACATCTAGAACTACAGCGGTTGATGTTGCAGCAGATAAAGTTGCTAAAATAAATACAATTCTTGTTGCAAACGTAGATGGTACAAATGCTGCTGATATTACAATTGAAGTTAGTGTAGATAATGGATCTAACTATGTTAAGATTGCTAATACAATATCAGTACCAGCAGATGCTACCCTAAGTTTTTTAGAGAATCCAATTTATTTAGATGAAACAGATTTACTAGCATTTACAGCATCAGCTGCAAATGACTTAACTTATTTTGTTTCTTACGAAGAATTAGATGATGCATAATAAATAGAGTTATAGGAGGCAACATAATTCATGGCAAATGGCGGAATTATAGGACCAGTAAAAGTAGTATGTACACCATCTACTAAAGTCACATCATTTACATCATCAGGAACTTTCCAAAAGAAAAACTGTACATCAACAATACCAGAAATAATGGTAGTTGCTGGTGGAGGCGGTGGTGGCATTAATGGTTCTGGAGGTGGTGGTGCTGGTGGTTATAGAACAGGTACATGTGTTTCTATGCCAAACGCTGCATTAACAATTACAGTTGGAGCAGGAGGAGCAGGATCTTGTGGTGCAAACAATAATGCAAATGGAGCTGATTCAATTATATCTTCTTGTGTTATGACATCTACTGGTGGAGGTAAAGGTGGTTTTTATGGTGGTGGTGGTTCAAACGGATCAGCTGGAGGCTCTGGTGGTGGAGCTGGAGGTGATGGCGGTCCTTCTGCAGCTATAAATTGTGGAGGAGCAGGTAACACACCTCCTACAAGTCCTTCTCAAGGTAATCCTGGAGGTAGAGCATGGAAAAGAGATTTTTATGGAGCTGGCGGTGGCGGTGGTGGATCTGGAGCTACTGGAGGTTCTGCTACAGCATGTGCGACTGGTGGTGGCGGTAATGGAACAGCAAACGACATTACAGGATCAAGTGTAACATACGCTGGAGGAGGTGCTGGCGGAATGGCAAACAATAGTAATGGATCTATAGGTTCAGCTGGATCAGGCGGTGGTGGATCTGGAGGAAGAAGTTGTACTGCTGGAGGAAATGGTACAGCTAATACTGGCGGAGGTGGTGGAGCTGGTGGCCCTGGTGGTAATGGCGGTTCAGGAATTGTAGTAATTAAAGAAACAATACCAAAATGTGCATCAGGTAGATGGACATTAAACGAACATTTCGATCAAGTAAAGAATTCAGAGTGGATAACAAGAGAAAATTTATCAGGTTTTAATTACCTAGTAGTTGCTGGTGGAGGTGGTGGTGCACCAGATTTAGCTGGTGGTGGTGGAGCTGGCGGATATAGAGCAACAGGTTTTGGGCCTTCTCCATTACAAGGTTCTTCTTTAACAATATATGAAGGATCATATGTTATAACTGTAGGAGCAGGTGGGGCAGGAACAGCTTCAAATGCAAATGGTTCAAACTCAGTTTTAACATATGATGATGCAGGAACAACTATAACTTCAACTGGTGGTGGTAAAGGTGGCCCTATTGGAACACAAGGTTCTTCAGGTGGATCTGGAGGTGGAAGTGGTTCAGGTAGAGGTGCAGAAGTAGCAGGTGGACTTGGAAATACTCCTCCTGTAAGCCCATCACAAGGTAATAATGGAGGTGTTTCTGTTAATACAAGCCCTTCTAATAATACAGACGCTGGATCTGGTGGTGGAGGAGCAACTGCTGTAGGTGGCCCTTCTAATCCACAAGGTGGAGCTGGAGGTGCTGGAGCACCCAATGCAATTTTAGGCCCAGATACTTCTTATGCTGGAGGTGGCGGTGGTGGTGCTTTTACTCCATCATCTAGTAACTGTGGCGGAGCTGGAGGTGGCGGTAGAGGGGGACATAGTCCTAACACAAGCCCTAATAAAAATGGAGTAGCAGGTACATCCAACACTGGTGGTGGTGGAGGTGGTGGAGGTCAAGCTGGAGGAGCTGGAGCTGCAGGAGGATCAGGTATAGTTATTCTTAGAGGCCCAAGTGCAGTCACTTTTTCTTCTAACCCAGGGCCATCAGCTACAATGTCGACTCACCCAGGAGGTGATAAAATTGCTAAATTTACATCATCAGGAACATTAACAATTAGTATATAATTATAATTTAATTTTTAAGGAGAAAATAAACATGGCACATTTTGCAGAGTTAGAATCAAAAACCGACCCAACTGGTTTTACATCAGATACACATCTGATTGTAAAGAGAGTTGTAGTTGTGGCTAATGATGAAGTGCCTTCAGATGAACACGTTGATGGTGAAACATGGTGTGTTAATTTTTTTGGAGGCGGAACTTGGAAGCAAACATCTTATAACAATAATTTTAGAAAACAATACGCAGGTATTGGTTATAGATATGATGCATCCAAAAATAAATTTTTAAACCCACAACCTTATGAATCTTGGTCATTAGATGGTAGTGATGATTGGCAAGCACCAATTACATATCCATCAGTTACTAGTGGAGGATCAGGTGAAACAGCTTTTACTTATATGATTAGATGGAATGAAACAAAATACAAAGCTGATAATAATACAGGTTGGGAAGCAACTAAATCTAATGACACAGCAGATACACCTACAGTTTACGATTGGAACGGATCGGCTTGGACATCTTAATAGGAGACTAATAAATGCCAAGAACCAATGGCGGTATAATAGGTAAAAGAAACGTAACTTCTTTTGGGAAGTGTATTGTTACTACTAAAACATCTACAGGGTGTATATCTTTATTATCAGGAACTAGAGTTGTTGAAGCTTTAGTTGTTGCTGGTGGAGGTGGCGGAGGTGGTGGTTGTGGAAATGGTAACTCTGCTGGTGGTGGTGCTGGTGGAGCAAAAGTTATTACTGTAAATGCATCATCAACTGTACCTGTTACAATAGGAGCTGGAGGTTCTTCACAATCATCTACTTCTACACCAGGAAATCCAGGTAATTCAAGTTCATTCATAGGTTGTGGAACAACTTACTCATCATCAGGTGGAGGTGGCGGAGCTTTTGGAGGAGGAAGTAGTCAACCAGGAGAAGCAGGAGGTTCAGGAGGTGGAGCAGGTTCTAATGGTACAGGAGGAACAGGTGTCTGCGGTGAAGGAAATCCAGGTGGTCCAGGTAATGCTTCAGGTAATCCAGCTTATGGTTCTGCTGGTGGTGGAGGAAAAGGAAGTTCTGGAGGTTCTGGAAATCCAACAACAGGTGGTAATGGAGGAAATGGTAATGATTTTTCAAGTTGTTTTCCTAATTTACCTAACTCTGGAGTTTTAGCTGGTGGTGGCGGCGGTGGAGTATATAATCCAGGAAACACTACAGGATCTGGAGGTCCAGGTGGTGGAGGAGCTGGTGGAAGTTCAGGTGGAGGAAATGGTGGAACTGGAACAGCCAACACTGGAGGTGGTGGAGGAGGAAAAAGTCAAATTCCATATTCTGGTGGAGCAGGTGGTTCAGGTGTTGTAGCAATAAAAGAATTAAACAAAGCAAGTGGTGTATGGAATTTAAAAAGTCAATTAAGAGCAAGACAACAAGGTACGTGGCCTGATGGAACAATATCTTTAGGTCAAAATTTTCATTACTTAGTAGTTGCTGGAGGAGGTGGTGGAGCCTCTGGTACATATGCTGGTGGTGGAGGTGGAGCTGGAGGTCATAGATCTTCTTTTCCTAGTGGAACAAAATTAAATTTAGATTCAGGAGTATACTGTGTAACCGTAGGTGGAGGTGGTGCTAAAGGCACTAAAGGAAGTGATTCAGTATTTTCAACTATAACAAGCACAGGTGGTGGTCAAGCAAATTCAGGTTCTGGTGGATCTGGAGGAGGGGCTAATTCTATTGGTGCAACTGGAGTTGCAAACTCTGGTGGAGCAGGAAATACTCCGCCTACAAGTCCATCACAAGGTAATCCTGGTGGAAATAATGCTAAACCTGGCCCAAATACTGGTGGTTTTGGTGGATCAGGTGGTGGTGGTGCTGGGGGATCTGGTGGTGCTGCACCTAATGCACCAGGTTCTGGACCAGGACCAGGAGGTTCTGGAGGTAGTGGAACAGCTAACTCTATTACCGGTAGCTCAGTTACAAGAGCTGGTGGTGGTGGTGGCGGTGGATGGTGTGGAGGATCACCTACACCTAATAATGGAGGAGCAGCAGGACCTGGTGGTGGAGGTGTTGGAGGAGCTTCAGGTTCAGGAAAACCAGTAGGAGCAGCTGGAACAGTTAACACTGGAGGTGGAGGAGGTGGACCTGGTAAATGTAATCCTTCTGCCGATGGAAAAGCAGGTGGTTCAGGAATAGTTGTTATAAGAGCACCAAGTGCTAGAACTTTTGTAGTAACACCTTGTACAAATTCTACATCAACACATCCTGGCGGCTGTAAAGTAGCAACGTTTACAGTTTCAGGAACATTGACTATTTCATAAAATTAATACCCCTTGACTTTTTAATAAAATATAGGTATAATATAAGGTATATGAATTTAACAAATTATTATTGGTATTTCCAAAGTGCAATACCAGAAAGAGTATGTAATGATATTGTACGATATGGAAAATCATTACAAGATCAAATGGCAATTACTGGAGGTTATGGTAATAGACCATTAAATAAAAATCAAGTTAAAGATTTAAAAAAGAAAAGAAATTCAGATATTGTTTGGATGAATGATAGGTGGATTTATAAAGAGATACAGCCATATATTCATCAAGCAAATAGAAGTGCAGGTTGGAATTTTGAATGGGATTTTTCTGAATCTTGCCAGTTTACAAAGTATACTAAAGATCAATTTTATGATTGGCATTGTGATAGTTGGGATCAACCTTATATTAGAGAAACTGCTAATGATCCATCACATGGTAAGATAAGAAAGTTATCTGTAACAGTGACATTATCAGATCCAAAAGAATATAAAGGTGGTGAATTAGAATTTGATTTTAGAAATCTAGATCCTGATAAACCTAGAAAACCTATAAAGTGTAAAGAGATATTACCTAAAGGAAGTTTAGTAGTATTCCCCTCGTTTGTATGGCATCGAGTATGCCCAGTAAAAAAAGGCTCAAGACATAGTTTAGTTATATGGAATCTTGGTTGGCCATTTAGATAAGGAGAATATGAAAAAGAAAAAAACTAAAAAGTTAAAAACAGAATTACAGTTTCCAAAACAATTAAATAGGGAAGATTTATTTAGTTGCCCAATATGGCATGGTGACGAACCAGGATTTGTAAATCAATTAAATAATGCATCTGATAAATATATTGAAGAATCTAAAAAAAATTTAAAAGAAGCAATAGATAAAAGAAATAAAAAGTTTGGAAACAAAGGAGACATGGGTCATGTGTTTCACTCAACGTCATTGATAAGTGATCCTAAGTTTCAAAAGTTACAAAATTATGTAGGTGCAACAGCACATAATTTGTTAGTTGAAATGGGATTTGATTTAACAAATTATACAGTATTTATTACAGAAATGTGGGTGCAAGAGTTTGCTAAAAGAGGTGGAGGACATCATACATTACATACACATTGGAATGGGCATATCTCTGGTTTTTATTTTTTGAAAGCAAGTGAAGCTACATCAATGCCATTATTTGAAGATCCAAGACCAGGTAATGTTATGAATCTTTTACCAGAAGCAGAT